TTGGACAGCCATTAGTACGCGTTGCTTATTTTAATGGGCACGCTGCCGTTTGTACGCATGTAGGCGCGTAGCGCGCTTACTACTGCGTTCGGGTCGCCGCCGTTGACGTTGATAATCACGTTATTTTCTACAGCGTTTGCGCTGCCATTCCTGCCTAAATCCGCTGGCGCCACTGGCTCAGACATACGGCCTATAGATATTTCTTGCAATGCTTTAATGTCTTTGCCTGGCTTTAACAGGTTGATGCCGGCAATAACAATGTTGATTGCCTTAATAAAGCCGTTTGCCATGCCCTCGACATACGCGGCCACAAAGTTAACTACGGTGCGCACAACTTCTCTAAAACCTTCAAACTTTTTGTAGGCCGCAACAATGGCAACGCCTAAAGCAATAATGCCGGCAGTAATTGCAACAGCAGGGTTTAACAACATTGCCGCGTTAACAGCAAGAATAGACACAGCCAAAATGCCCATGGCAGCAATGACAGCTGCAAGCAGGTCTGGGTTTTCTTGTGCCCAGGTAGCAAACTTTTCTAACACTGGTTGCAGTTTTTCCATAATTGGCAAAAAGGCTTGCCCTATTGACTCTTTAGTTTCGCCAAACGCAATGCCAAGTTTCTTCATGCCGCCTGCGGCTGTGTTTGCTGCGGCTTCACCTGCACCACCAAAGTTTTCAGTCAACACAGCCTGCACTTCAGCAAGGCTGGCGCCGTCTTTAATCATGGCCTTAATTTCTGGGCTCAGACTGTTAAGCCCTTTCATGTTGCCGGCGTAGGCTTTAGCTAGCGCGTCGGTTACGTCAACTAAAGGCTTGCCTGTTGCAGCTGCAACGTCGGTTGCCAGGTTCATTAAGTCCGTGGCTTTTGTAACGTCTTTTGTGGCAACGATTAACTTCTGAAACGCTGGGCGCGCCTCGTCATCGCTTATGGCCGCGCTCTTGGCCAGACTAGAAATAAAGGCCTCAACAGACGCAACTTGTGCATCGGTTGCTTTAGAACTTGCTTTAATTTGTCGAGCAAGACTTGCCTGTGCTGCTTCGTCTTCTATTGCTGCTTTTACGCTGTCGCCAATAATGGCAGTCACAGCGCCTAGTGCTGCTGCTGCGGGTACAGCAGCCTTTTTAATAGCAAATTGGGCTTTTTGCCCGACGGTCTCCAGCTGCTTAAATTCACGAATAGCGCTTTTAATGCCTTTGTCGTTAAAGTCGCTAATAATCGGAATGGAAATCATTGCAGTTCCCTATTGACCTTGTTAATGACGCGCAACGCTGCGCGCTCTATCTCAACTGTGATGCTGCGTATCTGGCTGTAGACGGCAGGCCCAAAAATGCGAGTGCGGCCTTGCGTTGGCGTGTTGCCCAGATTAGTTGCCAGGTTGTTGCTGGTGCGTCGGCCCGCTGTCTCAAATATGCCAGTAGCCGCGTCAGTCTGCTGTATGACGATTACGCCGTTGCTGTTGCGCCTTGTGTCTAATTTGACTTTGACGCCCTTAGACGCCTTTCTAGGGTCGTATGGGAACAGTTTACGGCCATTGTTAGACCACGGCTGAGACATGCCAGACAAGGGCACGCCTACAGATGAGTAGCGCGACTGTGCAGCTTGTATTGCCGGCTGGGCTATCTGATTCAACTCTGCTGCAAACTGCTTACGTAGCCCAGGCTCAATTTTGTTCAGCGCAGCCACAGCCTCTCGAATGCCTACAAGTTGTGTGTCAACTGTTGCTGTCATGCCTTGCGCCTTGCCTTGTTCATAATACTAATGCAAGTGTTTAGGTCAGACGTCAGAAACTCTATGTTTGGCGGCCAGAAACCTGTTTCTACCAATAAATGGCAGAGGGCTAGTCGGTGGCCGCTTGTGTAGGGTTTACGTCTTCCTGCTCTACAACTTCAGGCATTGCGACAAGTTTTTTTATAAAATCGTCAAAGACAACTGGCACCATGATGCCGTGTAGTTTGCTGGCCTCGAATGCAAGATACGCCAGGTCTTCAGCGCCGATGCCTTGCGCTAGGTCTGACATTTTGCGTTTATATTTTCGTTCCCATTGCACAGCGCACCAAAGGTTAGTGGTCACCTCATACGGGCCGTTGCCTGTGTCTAGTTTCATTGTTATTTGCATGTCTGCCGCCTTGCGTCGGGTTAGTTATGGGGTGATGTCGCGTGCGTACGTGCCGCCGACAAATGAGGCGGTAACCATGCTCAGCTCGCCTACAGCGCCAGCAATAGGCGTAAAGTTGACCAGCTGCATGTTAATTATTGTGTACTCAGGGTTAGACGCGGTTTCTGAGGTGCCTGCTGGCGAAATAGTTAATTCTGTGGTGCCGGTGCCTAAGTTTGCAAACAGTGTCGCTTCAACTTCGCCAGTGCCGTAAGACAGGAACATTTCTAGCTCTACTTCTACGGTTTGCAAGCCAGCCACAAAACGGTGGCCTGTATCGCCAAAAGCAGTTGACTCTAAACTGTCTACGCCGACGGTAATAGTCGCGCTACGGCATTGGTCGGTCAGGTCAACTTTTGCGCCGCCAGTTGTGGGCGCCAGGTTTACTGTCGGGTTTGTAAGATACGTTGTAGTTGCCATTTTGTCTCCTAAAAGAACGCTGCGCTATGTGGAAAGAGTAACACTTTTATGCTGTCTGTGCTTGTAAAGCCATTTGCAAAATGTAGGCAGGATAGGTTGAGCCGCCTATCTCGACTGCCCCTGGCTGGCCAGACATTACGATTATCGGGCTTGCCAGCACTAGGGCGGCAATGCTCAGCAGTTTTTGTAGTACCGGCAGGCCTGCTGGGCCTGTGCCGATGACCTTGACTTGAAACGTCATGCGCACAATGTTGCCGCCGCCTGCGATGGTCTCAAAACTGGGTGCGTCAAGAAACACACAGTTAGGCACTATTTTTGTGGCGTCATTTACCACGCGCAAGCCAGTAACAGCTGTCAGTGTCGCTGTAACGTCGGCTATGGCCTCATTAAACAGGTCTGTATAAGCCATTAGGCAACCTGCGGGCGGTCAATGCCTAGCAGCTGCTTAATAACTGGCGTCATAGCATTAACGTTTGCCTGGCCCATGCCGTCAAAGGTTGCAAACGTGTCTTGCGTACTGCCTCGACTACGCCACAAGGCCGCCGCATACATGAGAGTACCTAGAGTGACGTCGTGCCCAGGTGAAGTAGTTAATGAATCTGCATAACCTGATTCCTGCCTGCGACGATACGCAAAATCGTTGCCGGCGTTGCGGGCCTGCGTAAGTAGCGTGTAATCGTCTGACGGGTCGGTCATGTCTACGCCTAAATATGTTTCTAACTGCGCAACCGTTACCCATGTGCATGACTGCGTATAAGTCACAGTGCCGGTATAAATGACGGTGTATAAAACGTCAGCGCCAGTACAAGCAAACAACACTTGGTTTTCTCTAGGTACGTTTGCGTCAAAAAGTAGTGCGCCTGTTTCGTTTTCTACGCCAATAAACCGATAAAGCGGCGTGTCAAGCACAGTGAACGTGCCGTTAAACGGTGATGTAAGACTAGCTACTGTTATTGACTGGCCTGTAACTATTTCTGTAGGTTCCAGCGTTTGCAGCACTGCGTAGTTGTCTAGCAGCTGCTTGCTTTGTGTTTTATATACAGCCACAGCTGTGCCGCCTTTCTGTTAGGCGGTGGTGATGCTTTGGATACAAACTGGAATGTTTGCAAACGTCGCAATGTAGCCGTAGAACGTTACGTCACGGCCCAAAAGCTCTGCGTTTTCCACAGTCATGATTCCGCGAATTTCCTCATAGAAACTAAACGCTGAGGTGGCTGAGTTGCGTGGTGTATGCGCCACAATCATTGTGCCTGAAGCAAAGTTGTTGCTTACTACTACTTCAAGGCCCAATGGGTTAATGCTGTTGTAGTTCAGGCCGCCGGCGTTGCCGCCTAAGCCGTTCATACTGATGTTGTTGTTAGCGCCGACATAACCAAATACTGGGCGGTTTTGGCTGTCAAGCTGACGGCCCAATTTTTCCCAGACGTTAGGTGCACAATAAATGTGGGTCGGGAAATAGTTAGTGTCTTCGGCCATTTCACGCGCTGCGTCATAAAGTGCGTTTACCAATGACGTCGGGTCAGTTTGTGCAAATGTCCAGGTGCTACCAGATGCTGTTGCAGCTGATACAAGCGCGTCGGCAGCAACGTCATCTGTGCGAATCATGTACTCGCCGCTGAGGTCGTTAATAATGGTTTCAAGCGCTGGAATAGCGGTAAAGTCAATGTCCTGTTGAGAAATGAAAACGCCGCCAGCTTGCGTACTTTTTGTAACCGTATTTGCTGAGAGGGTCATTTTCTGTGACGTTACAGCTGAGCCCTCAGTTTGTGTGCTGACTGAAGTGTGCTGCGAAATTTTTGTTTTAGTAAATGTCTTAGATGGTGTTGACGGCATAGCCGAAACGCCCAGCGCTGTAACCACAGGGCGCATAAATGACAAATCTTGAATGACAGGGCCAAGCAGTCTTTGCTCAAGCAAACCAGCGGTGTCAGTTGTCAAATCTTGTGCTAACGCAAATTCAAGTGCTGTTGAGTTTTGCTTCAAGTTGTCTTTGTAAGCAAGGTTTACTGCGCGGAAGGTGTCGCCGCCAATGTGCATGGCTGCCATGTATTCGGCAGCTGACGGCATCTTAAATGCGCGTTTTGGCTGTGCGTACAATGGTGCTGAAGCCTCTATAACTTCTGGTGCTGCTGGGGTAGTTTCCACTGGTGTCTCCTCGATAAGTTCGGTAGCGTCTTCGGGTTCGCCGTCGTCGCTGTTGTCATTATTACATATATTTTCTGTGTTTGCATCGGAACTGGCGGCCACTTGCGTAATTACTGAGCCCTCAAATGCCGGTGTAGGTACTAAAGACAGCTCTAACCAGTCGGCGGCCTCAACAACCATGACGCCGTCTTTGTTAAACGTAAATTTTGTCGGGTTTACGCCTACTGAAACAGAATCTAAAACGCCGTCTGCGGCCAATATTAGCGCTTCGTCGCCTAGCGCTGTAGTGCTGACTTTTGCCACAAAGTACATGGCTGTTTCGTCTTCTTCGCGCTCAGTGACAAGGCCAATAGCCGCTGTTGAGTCATGCGACATAAACAATTTGGGTGCTTTTCCGTCTGTAGGCAATGAGCCAGGCATAAATGTGACAACTTGCCCGCCAGTTACGGTGGCCTCAGTATTGTAGGGCAGGGCAACGCCAGTAATTGTCCGCTTAGCTGTGCCGT